GGCGTGGCACGGGACCGTCAGGGAGCCCGATGCGGAGGCGGTCGCGCCGGAGAAGCCGGGGGCCACGGCCCAGACGGTCGGGGCGGCCGTCATCGGGTCATCCATCGAGAACTCGATGTTGTAGGTGGCAGTGCCAGTGACGGTCACCAGCACGCCGACGTTGAAGGGGTTCTGGAAGCTGTCGGGCGCCATAACCGCGCTGCGGCCAGTCCCGGTCTTCGTGATGGTGATCGGGGTCATGCGCGTCTCCTGTCAGCCCGAAGGGTTAGAGGGGCCCGAAGGCCCCTCCTCAGTACTTGGCCTTGGCGGCGGCCGCCGACATCAGGGGCATGCCGTGCACGCCCTTGCCACCATTCACCACCTTGCTGCCGGAGGCGACGTGGGCGGAGGTGTTGCCGCTCTTGATCGAGCCGGTCTTCACCGACTTGGAGACGGACATCGCAGGCTTCTTGTTTCCGGTACGCATGGTTCCTCCGTCAGAGCTGCGAGTAGACGATGGTGACCTGCACGTAGCCAGCGGTGGTCGCGCCGGTGGGGGTCACGGTGACCACGACGGGGGCCGTGGTGGGGGCGGCGGCGCCGAGCACGGTGACGTTGTCCATCGCGGCCAGCTGGGCAGCGGTGAAGGTCGGCGCGATCCGGCCGGTGGCCGTCTTCACATCGACGCCCGAGGCGTACTGCGTGCCGCCAGCGGCGGTGCCGACCGACAAAACGGCCGAGGTGGCGCTGTCGAAGGCGGTCAGAACGTCCACAAGGATGTTCAGGATGCGCGCACCAGCGGGGATGTACAGGGTCGAGGAGACCGCGTTGGTGCCGTTCTTGGTGATCGAGGTGGACTGCTGCAGGACAGCGTAGCCGATGTTCGGGCCGTTGGTCTGGCCGTTCTGCAGGGTGCCCGACCGCACGGGGCCGGAGAAAGTCGTGGTGCCCATCTGGGCCTCCTTCTGCACAATGTGGCGTCCTGTCTGTGCAGCGTCCGCTGTCGCGGTCAGGACAAGGATGGAGGGGCCCGAAGGCCCCTCCGCTTCAGCTTACGACGGGAACGAGCCGTAGATCGCGCGCCAGTTGTAGTACCCGAAGGAGTACCGCTCATAGCCCTTGACCAGCAGGTTGTCCGTAACGAAATCCACCTGCATGTCCGTTTCGAACTTGACGCGTTCCATGTACGACAGGCCGTCGATGTTGGTCAGCAGGAACCAAGCCGAGGCCGAGGTCAGGAAGTCGTTGACCATGTAGCCTTCCGGCAGGCCGCCAGCGGTCGACATGATCGCGTTCACGTCGTTGTCGGCGGTGCCCGGACGCAGTTCCGTCTTGGTCAGGCGGATGGCCACCGGTTCCAGCTGCGGCGGCACGATCAGCTTCCGGCCACGGGCGAAGACCTTCAGGCCAGCCTGATCGCGGAAGTTGGTCCGGATGGCGATCATGCCATTCAGCAGGGTGCTTTCGTTCAGCTCGACGTCGGTCGTCGGCCGGTTGGCCACGGTGCCGCCGTCAATCGGGTGGGCCGTCGAGCACAGGGCCACGCCGTCACCGCCGATGGAGGCGTTGTAGGTGGTGGCCGTGTTCAGGACGTTCGCGCCGTAGATTTCCTTGGTCTGCTGGAAGCTCTCGATCAGGCCGAGGTTCGACGGGGCGAACTGCGTCTTGTACAGGTTGTCGTCGATGGCCTTGCGGGTGATCGCATAGCCAAGGCCGATTTCCGTGTGCTCTTGGTTGTAGATGAACCGCTCGCCCGCGCCGTTGTCGAACGCGGTCTGGGCGCCTTCCGTCTTCAGCTGAGCAAAGCCGAGGAAGCGCATCTCGGCGGTACGCTCGAGAGCCATCTTCGAGTTGTGCTTGGTGAAGATTTTGTCGTACTGAGACGGGATCATCTCGTACTTGCCTTCCACGCCGCGCAGGCCCGGCAGCAGAAGGTCTTTGATGGCAGAGAGATTGACAGCCATTCCTCAAACTCCTCAGATGCCGGTCAGGTTGCGGGTGGTGACGTTGTTGAACGCCACGATGACTTGGTTGTAGGCGCCGCTTTCGGTGCCGGGGGCACCGGGGGGAGCGGTCACCAGACCAACCACGCGGAACGGGGCGGTCGTCGCGGTCGTCAGCGTCGACACATAGGCACCCGAGATACCCGTCGAGGTATTGCCGGTGCCGATGGTGTAGCCGATGCCCGAGTTGATCGCGGCCTGCGTCAGGCCCGTGGCGTCCGACTGGACGACGAACTTGGCGTTCGGGTCGTTGACGATGTAGGCCTCGACATCGCCCGTGTTGCCCGAACCCGGCCAGTAGTTGGACCAGACGGTCCGCTTCATGGAGGTGTTCAGGTACTTGCAGCCGACGAAGACGCCAGCGATGCCAGCGGCAGCGGTCGTGCCGTCGCCCTGCACGATGTAGCCATCGGCGTCGGGCTCGACGGGGTCGCCGTAGAAGATCGGGGTCGTGTTGGTCGAGACGATGGTGGCGGCGACCTGTTCATAGGTCGGGGCCGAGCCATTGCCGCTGTACTGCCGGAAACCGAAAGGCGCGTTGGTGTTCGCCATAACGGAATACTCCTTTTGACAGGAGGTCCATCATCGCGCGCCGGGGCGATTGTAGAACCGGGAAGGGTTTATCTCCCACACCGGGGGGAGATGTGCGTGCATAGTGGCACGCCACACCGGCTTTGTCAAATAGGTGATGGTAGTGCCGGTCTTTCCCGGCTGTCAGATCGACGTGCCGCCACGCCATGCGCCCCTTCGGGCGGGGATTTGACACCCCGTTCTACCAAGTCTCGATCAGCGAGCAGGAATTGAACCTGCACCCCCTGTGAACGCGAACTCGCCGTGGCACTCGGCTCATCGGATTGCAGTCCGCTCCGCGCTCGTTCTGGCGCCCCCAGTGGGTAACGACCCCACCACCTCCTGATTACAAATCAGGTGCTCTGCCCTCTGAGCTATAGGGGCTTAGGCTTTATGCTTCGAGCGGACCGACCACACAGCTACCAGCTGCT